CCAGACATGGGCGGTGATATGGGAGGTGCAGAACTTCCTCCACTGCCAGGTGAAGAGCCAGATGCAGGTGCAGCCCCTGCTCCAGAACTTCCTCCCCCAGGTGGCGAACCAAGTCGCGAAAAACGTGAAAGCGTTGACTACAGTCGTCGCTTAGGTATTCTACTAGCTCAATCAAAAAAAAACTAAATGAAGGCGCCGACGCAGATCCTTTAATTATACTATTAAAGGGTTTGCAGTCATCTGCTAACAATCAACCAGGTGGGCCTGTTTCAGCTCCTATGACCTGGACAGCAATCAATCAATCTCTGCAATCATCAGGCATGCCTGTTATACGCTACGATCAATTTGATCAACGTTGGAATGCTGTTGATGATGCGACTGGACAGCCAACTGCTGATTCACAGTTACTAAAATCTTTAGTGACTCGATATGATGGGCATGGTCTCGAAGTTAAAACAGCCAAGCACGAAGCTGAACCTAGTCAGGGTGGCAAAGACTCTAATTGGGTAGAAAAAACGGCTAAATCGGCTGCTCGAAAAGAGTTTTAATTGTTGACACACGTTAAGAGTTAGTGTATACTAGCTCTATGACTCTACTCAAAGAAAGGTTTGTCTATACCCCAATAGATCGCAAGAGTGTCGAAGGCAAGCGTTTATACGTTACACCCGATGGCTCTAAAGTTCCCTCAGTTACCACAATCTTAGACAAGACCAAAAGCCAAGAGAAGATCGATGCTCTCAACAACTGGAAGAAAAGGGTAGGGGAAAAGAAAGCCCAAGAGATTGTAACTGAAGCTGCCGGTCGTGGTACCCGTATGCACAAGTTCTTAGAGGATTATATTACTACAGGCATCGTCAGCGAACCTGGAACTAATCCATATAGTGTACAAAGCCATAAGATGGCCAAGCATATTATCGAACATGGACTTAAAAATGTTGATACAGTTTGGGGTGTAGAAGTTCCCTTATACTATCCGGGATTATATGCCGGTACTACAGACTGCGTAGGCGTACATTTATCCGATGAAGCTATTATGGATCATAAACAATCTAATAAGCCTAAAAAGGAAGAATGGATTGAAGATTACTACTTACAGATGGTTGCCTATGCTCTAGCACACAATAAGGTACATGGCACAAATATACGCAAAGGTGTGGTGTTTATGTGCGTTAAACCGCCTGAAATCAAGCCTATGGTTTGGGGAGAACCCACATATCAAGAGTTTATCCTAAAACCTGAAGATTTTGACTACTGGGAAGCTCAGTGGTGGAATAAGGTGGAACAGTACTACAAGCAAAACTGATAAATATCTCATAAGAGGATATTTTCATGGCGGTTTACCAAATCTCGAGAATTCAGATACGTCGCGGACAAGCAAATCAGGGCACTGGGCTTCCGCAGTTAGCCAGCGGTGAAATGGCATGGGCTATTGATACTCAAGAATTATACATTGGTAGCGGTGCAGTAAGCGAAGGCGCACCTGGTGTTAGTAATATCCGTATTATTACACAACAGGATTTGGGATTAGAAGGTAGCCTACTGGGATTAGTACAGTATGTCTATGGCTCATCTAATCCAGCAATTACCACCGGTTCGAGTGCAACTTTTCCAGTTGGTCGTCCTATCGCTGTTCGATTAGATGATCAAATAACTTCAGCTGACTTTGGAGTTAAGGGCGATGGCGTTTTTGATGATACTGCCGCCATCCAACGTGCTATCAATCAATTGTTTTTAAATCCGGCAAATCCTGCAAATTTATCTACAGCAACTACATCACGTGTTGTATTAACCATGTTGCCTGGTACTTATAAAACAACTAGTACAATTTATATTCCTAGTTATGCTAGCCTAATTGGTTCTGGTATTGATAAAACTATTATTAATTATGTACCAACTCAGATTACTGTTACTGGTTCTACTAACATTAATACTGCGGTTATAGCAACATCAGACACACTCGGAGTTGCTGTTGGCGATATTATTACAGGCAATGGTATTCCAGTCAACACTACAGTTACTACTATTTCTCCAAACACCAGCCTAACCTTAAGTAACAATATAACAGTTACTCAAACTGATGCAGCATTTGTAGTAACAGCCCCTGGCGCAGCGTTTCAATTTGTCAACGACAGTAGTACCCCAGGAAATCCGGATCCTACTGGTGCACAAAGTACTTCACAAGCACGTAAGGTTCATATCAGCGGCATAACTGTTGAAACTGCTACCGGAGTTAACACTGCTCTACAATTAAATTCTGTTCGAGAAAGCCAATTTGAAAATATTAGTCTAGCAGGTGGCTGGACTGGAACAATTAGTTCAAACAGTGTAGGTATTGACATGACTGCGGTTAGTAGCCTTGTCACATGTGAAGCAAACATATTTAGAAATATCCGCATTGGCGGATTCAACTATGCAGTATTTGCCAAGGACGATATTTTAAATAATGCATTTGAAAATTGTTATCTACAAAATACTCTACAAGGATTTTGTTTAGGTCTAGGCGGCGCCGGTACATTGGCTAATCCATATGGTCCACGTCAAACGTCAATCATTAATTCAAAATTTTATAATATCAAGCAAGAAGCAGTTATTGTATATACTGGAACAAATAACATAGTTCGTGATTGTAAATATGTCGGCGTTGGCAACAATGGCGGAACTAATGCTCTAAGTCAGTATCCACAAGTTTACTTTACTACATATGGTAATGCTAGTTATAACGATCAAAGTGATCGCCATGGTGACTTATTTGATCCTAGTGTTGGATCAAATCCAACATTTGCCCTAGTACCCTATGTACCAGAAGTAAGTGGTCACGGAACTTATAAGTATTGTGGAACTAAAACAATTACTTTAATATCTAACTCATCATATGCACAGATACTAAAGCTGCCAGTTCCATGGATGCCAACTCCTGCAGATCGTACAAGTGGTCCGACTGGACAAATTACCTACACTGTAGATTATTTCTACACCAGCCAATCTAATAGTTTTACTCGTCAAGGTACATTAACCATTACTGCTGACATAGTAAACAGTAAGATTCAATTAAGTGATGAATATAATTTTGCAGGTACTGATCCTAGCTTTAACGCCAACACTAATGATTCAGTAGTGTTAGACTTCCAAGCTCAGTTCTTAGACAATACAGGGACAGTAACTACAAATAATCCCTGGACTATTGTTTTGAGTTATGTCAACAACCAAAGTGACAGCGGAATATTTAACTACACATATAGTTCGATATTCTAAACCATTCCGATAGACTAAATCAAAAAATACGCATATAATTAACTTTATCATCATGATAAGGAAAAAATTATTTGAGTATTGTGTCAAAACTTGGCTTAAACCATTGTCTTTCAATAAGATTTCTGTGAATTCACTTCACTACTAAATACTTCCTAGACACATTAAGTAATACACACGATTCAAACAATTTCATAAAGTAGCGGACAATGACAAAGATTACAGTAATAAAGCGTAGTGGCAATAAAGAAGAACTAGCTGTTGATAAATGGCAAGCTCAAATTGCAAAAGTTTGTAAAGGCATTGCTGACGTGAGTCAGTCAATGATCGAAATTAAAAGTCAGCCTCATTTTTATGACGGCATAACAACAGCAGAGATTGATGAAATTACTCTGCGAGCTATTGTAGATTTAATTGACGTAGAACACAATCCTGATGTGGGACATACTAACTATCAATTTGTAGCAGGCAAACAACGACTATCAATGCTACGTAAAGATGTCTATGGCCAATACGAGGTTCCTCACCTTTACGAAATCGTAAAGAAAAATGTAGCTACTGGTTTATACACAGCTGAACTTCTTGAGTGGTATACTGAAGAAGACTGGAATCGAATGAACGACATGCTTGATCATGAGAAAGATGAACAGTATTCATATGCTGCTATTGAACAGCTAATTGAAAAGTATCTGGTTAAGAATCGTGCCACCAAGGAAACATATGAAACTCCACAGATTAGATACATGGTTGCAGCCGCGACTGTCTTCCATAAAGAAGAGCCGAATACTTCAAGAATGCGTTACATTAAAGAATATTATCAAGCGGCATCCGATGGTTTGTTTACTCTTGCTACACCTGTCTTGGCTGGGCTTGGCACTCCTACTAAACAGTTTTCTAGTTGTGTGCTTATCCGCAGTGACGACGATTTGGATAGCATCTTTGCTTCTGGAGAGATGATGGCCAAGTATGCCGCTAAACGAGCCGGCATTGGTCTAGAGATTGGCCGCTTACGTTCATTAGGATCGCCTATCCGTGGTGGCGAAATCATGCATACTGGTATGATCCCATTTCTTAAGAAGTGGTTTGGAGATTTAAGAAGTTGTTCACAAGGAGGCATTCGTAATGCATCTGCTACCGTATTTTATCCTATTTGGCACCATCAGTTTGATGATCTTATTGTTCTTAAAAACAATCAAGGAACAGAAGAAACTCGAGTCCGACACATGGACTACGGAGTTGTTCTCTCAGCATTCTTCTGGCGTCGTTTCAAAAATAAAGAAAATATCACCTTCTTCGACCCCAACGAAGTGCCTGAGCTGTATGAGGCCTTCTACAAGAATACTGCTCTGTTCGAAGAGTTGTATGTTAAGTACGAACGAAGAAAAGATCTAAGAACAAAAACAATGTCAGCTGAAGAAGTTTTCAAATCTGGCATACTAAAAGAACGTACAGATACTGGACGTATCTATCTTGTGTTTATTGATAACGTGCAGAACCAGGGTCCGTTTGATCCTGAGTATCATACAATTTATCAAAGTAATTTATGTTGTGAAATCCTATTGCCTACACGCCCGTTTAAACGTCTTGATGACGCCATGGGACGCATAGCACTGTGTACATTAGGCAGCATCAACTGGGGAGCATTCCGTAATCCAGAAGACATGCGTCGTGCTTGCCGTATTCTACAGCGCAGCCTATGCAACATATTAGATTATCAAGACTTCCTAAGTATTCAAAGTAAGTTAAGCAATGATGAGATCCAACCATTAGGCATCGGTATCACAAACTTAGCCTACTGGCATGCAAAACGTGGTCTTAAGTACGGCGAAAAAGATGCCCTACAAGACGTTAAGACATGGATGGAACATCAAGCGTTCTATCTAACAGAAGCTACAGTAGAGTTAGCCAAAGAACGTGGAGCCTGTTTAGACAGTGCTAACACACGCTATGGCAAAGGTGAGTTTCCATGGGAACGCCGTGCTCAAGGTGCAAATGAATTAGCAGACTTTACTCCGGAACTTGACTGGGAAACACTGCGTACTAATATGAAAGAGTACGGTGTACGTAATGCTACGCTAATGGCAGTAGCACCAGTTGAAAGCAGTAGTGTTGTTATAAACAGCACGAATGGTATCGAAATGCCTATGAGCTTAATTTCAGTTAAAGAATCTAAGGCAGGATCGTTTACACAAGTAGTACCAGAGTATCACAGATTGAAAAACAAGTATCAAATGATGTGGGAACAGAAAGACTGTGATGGTTATTTAAAAACAGCCGCAGTCATTGCTGCTTATGTTGATCAATCAATCAGTACTAATACATTCTATTCGCCGCGACATTTTGCTGACCGTAAAGTACCATCTACACTTATTGCTAAGAATTTAATGTTAGCTCATATGTGGGGTCTCAAAACGATGTACTACTCATTAATCGATAAACAAGGTAGTAAGGCAGATGCCGAAGAAGCTCCTGCTATGTTAGAAGACATAAATTGGGACGACCAAGAAGATTGCTCGAGTTGTAAACTTTAAATGAATAAATTTTATGTTTATCTATATCTTAGAGATGATGGAACTCCTTACTATGTAGGTAAGGGAAAAGATGATCGTGCGTGGGAACAACATAGAAATAATAATAAGGGTGTGCATACACCAACAGAGTCATCTAAGATTGTGCTAATTGAAACAAATCTGACAGAGGATGATGCGTTTAAGATCGAAATTGAACTAATTGCAAAACATGGTCGGAAAGATTTAGGTACAGGAATACTTCATAATAGAACAGATGGAGGTCAGGGTGGTGCAGGCCAGGTATTTACAGAAGAACATAGATCAAAAATAAGTAAAGCATTAACTGGAATTAAACGCCCTCCTCACACCGAAGAACGTAGGAAGCAAATTAGTGAGAAATTAAAAGGTCGTCTGAAGTCCGAAGAGACTAAAATGAAACTAAGATTGGCACATAATACAAATTCTAATCCTGTAGGTGCAAAACGATCTGAAGAGACAAAACAAAAAATGCGATTAGCCCAGTTAGGTAAAAAGCATTCAGAAGAAACAAAGAAAAAAATGAAAGAAACACGAGGGAAAAAGAATGTCAAAGCAACAATATGATCTAAATAAACCTACAAACTATCTTAAACGTAAGATGTTTTTAGATCCAGAAGGGCCAGTAACTATTCAACGTTTTGAAGAAGTACGTTATCCTAAAATTGCAGACTTTGAAGCTACTGCACGTGGCTTCTTCTGGCAACCAGAAGAGATTAGTCTTACTAAAGATTCAAACGACTTTAAAGATGCGTCAGACTCAGTTAAACATATCTTCACAAGTAACTTACTGCGTCAAACAGCATTAGACAGTTTACAAGGACGTGGCCCCACGCAAGTGTTTACACCTGTATGCTCATTGCCCGAAGTAGAAGCCCTAATGTATAACTGGGGGTTCTTCGAAACGAATATTCATAGTAAGTCATACTCACATATTATTCGTAATATCTACAATGTGCCCAAAGATGTGTTCAACACAATCCACGACACTAAAGAAATTGTTGATATGGCCAGCTCTGTTGGTAATTACTACGATGCCCTACACGTAATTAACTGTCGCAAAGAGTGCGGCGAAAAGATTAACGAGAAGACTCATATCAAAGCAATTTGGTTGGCTTTACACGCTAGTTATGCACTAGAAGCATTCCGCTTTATGGTTTCATTTGCTACAAGTTTAGCAATGGTAGAGAACAAGATCTTTATGGGCAATGGAAACATTATTAGTTTAATTCTACAAGACGAATTGTTACACAAGGGTTGGACAGCTTATTTGATCAATCAAGTGGTCAAAGAAGATCCACGATTTGCTGAAGCTAAAGCAGAGTGCGAACAAGAAGTATATCAGTTATACATGGATGTTATCCGTGAAGAAAAGGAATGGGCTGATTACTTGTTTAAAATGGGTCCAGTTATTGGATTAAATGCAAATATTCTTAAAGACTTTGTAGACTACACAGCAGTTGGCGCATTGAAGGACATTGGTATTAAGTACCAAGCAAGTGCTCCTAAGTCAACACCAATCCCTTGGTTTAACAAACACACAGACACCAGCAAAAAACAAACAGCATTACAAGAATCAGAATCAACTAGTTATGTTATTGGGGTTATGGGCGAAGGTATTGACTATGATGCCCTTCCGACATTATAATAACAAAAAGGAATAATGATGACAAGAGCGATCGTATGGAGCAAAAACGCCTGCCCATTTTGTGTACAGGCCAAAGCATTATTAGAATTAAAGGGTATTGACTATGAAGAACGTAATGTTCAAAAAGATTGGACTAAAGAACAGCTATTAGAAGCTGTACCTACAGCCAGAACTTTGCCTCAGATTTTTTTAGACGATAATTATATAGGCGGATTTACAGAATTAAAGAAACATTTCGAAAAGGTATAATATGTTAATTTCAAAAGGCGTATCAGCAGGAGAAGTAGTCACCCTTAAACTAACAAGCGGTGAAGAATTGGTAGCAAAATTAGTAGAGGAAACCCCTACATACTATAAACTATCAAAACCAGCAGTTATTGGCATGGGACAAAAAGGTCCAGGCTTAATGCCATATTTGTTCACGGTCAGCCCAGAAGCTGATATCAAACTATTAAAAACAACAGTAACAGTATGTGAACCAACTGATGAAGCATTTGCCAAGCAGTTCCTAGAATCAACAACTGGTATTAAATTAGCATAATTAAAGGAGAATTAAATGTCAAAATATTCAGAATTCACAGCACTAGTAGAAGCAATGGAAACAGATTTCGAAAAGTTCTACGACAAAGGTGTTTCAGCTGCAGGCACTCGTGTGCGTAAGCATTTACAAGAATTAGCTAAACTTTGCAAAGAAACTCGTAACGATGTTACAGCAGTTAAAAATGCTCGTAAAGAAACCAAATAAGCAATAAATATTTAATACACTCTTAGGAGGTGGTATTATGAAAAAGATTTTAACAGCATTAGCATTATTAGCAGTGGTAGGAACAGCTCAAGCACACGGTGGCTATTATGGTTACCGAGGTGGTTGGGTTGCTCCGTTTGTAGTAGGTGCAGGTGTTGGCTATATAGCTACTCGTCCATATTACTATCCGCCATACTATGCTCCACAACCAGTTGTAATACAACAACCGGTATACATACAGCAACCAAATCCAAGCCCAACTGGCTACCATTATGAGTCTATCCTTGACGCTAACTGTAACTGTTATAGATCAGTCCTAGTGGCGAATCAATAATGGCATATTCAGATAAAGTAATAGATCACTATGAAAATCCACGCAACGTAGGATCGTTTGATAAAAATGATCCAACTGTGGGTACTGGCATGGTTGGTGCTCCGGCCTGCGGTGACGTGATGAAGCTACAAATTCGAGTAGAAGATGGGATTATAACAGATGCGAAATTCAAAACTTACGGTTGCGGGAGTGCGATCGCATCAAGCTCGCTTGTCACTGAATGGGTCAAGGGCAAAACGCTGGACGAGGCGGGCTCTATTAAGAACTCGGCAATTGCAGAGGAACTCGCCCTACCTCCTGTAAAGATACATTGTTCAATCCTAGCCGAAGATTGTGTGAAAGCCGCGGTAGAAGATTATCGTAAAAGACATAACCTAACATAGAACAAATAACTTTGCTAAATAAAGTTATGAATATGTGTAAATGTGGGTGTGGAATATCACTTAGAAAAGATAATAGAACTGGATATCAAAAAGGTCATAAACCGTGTCCTATTTGCGGAACATTAGTAAAAGGTTCCGGCATAGAGTGCTGTTCAAAATCTTGTTCTGCTAAATTACACTGGCAAAGAAATCCAGATATGGCAGAATCTAGAACTTGGAATGCCGATCGATATGCTACTAGAGAACAACATAGAGATGCTTGGGTTAAAAATTTGTCAAATGCTTGCAAAGGAAGAACTCCTTGGAATAAAGATACTCAGGGATTACAAGTTGCGTGGAATAAAAATCTTCCATCTAACCAACAACCAATGTTTGGAAAAAAGAAACCGTTAGAATGGCTAGAAAAATATAAAGCTACTAACTTGTCTCGTTATGGGGAAGAAAATGTCGGACATTTTGCTAAAACTTCTCCTCGTAGCAAAAAAGAAAAGTCTCTAGAAACAATTTTAATTGATTATAAAATCAATGTTAAAATTGGAAAATATAAACCAGATTATGTAAATGAGTCAACTAAACACATAATAGAAGTTTATGGTGATTATTGGCATTGTAATCCAAAATTATTCAACAAAGATTTTTATCATCCTCAATTAAAAAAGACAGCTGAGGAAAAATGGTTATCGGATCTATCTAGACAACAGTATTTTGAATCTTTAGGATATACAGTAGAAATAATATGGGAAGACGAATTAGATGATTACCGTAACAGACAAAGCCAAAACTAAGATCAAGCAAAATCTAGCCAAACGTGGCTCGGGCGTAGGTATTCGAGTGGGAGTTAAAACAACCGGTTGCTCTGGGCTCGCTTATGTGTTAGAATATGTAGATGCAGTACTGCCAGACGATGTATCTATGTTGAATAATAATACTACCGTTATTGTGGATAAGAAAAGCCTACCCTACCTTGACGGTCTTGAAATAGACTATGTGCGTCAAGGGTTAAACGAGGGTTTTGAATTTACCAATCCCTTAGAAAAAGATCGCTGTGGCTGTGGTGAATCATTTCGAGTTTGACAAAAACCAAAATCGATTGTATAATAGCAGTATAGTTACAAATTTTGGAGATTCATTTGACGATGCATTTGGAAGGTCCGTGGCTCAGTACCACTGGCAAGAAAAAAGGTCCAAAAAAATGGGCCAGTGCTGAAGCTAAACGCAAAGCTGAAAAGTTAGATGCCGAGTGGAAGGAAAAACTCAAACAGTGGGGTGTTGAGGCCGATGCAAAAAAGAAACGTCGTGCGTTAGCATCACCTGCGATGAAAACCACAGCATTGCTAAAGACTCCTCCAGGTAGAGAAACTGCGAAAATTGAAAGTCGCGATACTGGTTGGGTTACTTGTGCCAAAGTTACAGACAAAATCTACACTGGCACCAAGATTAAAGGCATTGGAACCATGCATAAGAGCAACGCAGTGCCGGTTTTTAGTGATGAAGAAGCCATAGATATTTCCAAAATGCGGAGATAAATATCACCGGTCGATAATAATAGTATATTACCTCAGGCTACAGGTGATATATATAATATCCAGAAAGGTTCTGGACATAGTAGTAAGGCTAATTTTATAGGAGATAGTCACAGCCGTTTTTTAATGTGGTACTAGCGATACCTCATCCAGCGTAAAGGAGAATACAATGATACGCACAATCAAAATTTTAGCAGTAGCAGTAGCATTAACAGCAGTAAACGTCCAGGCTGAAGAACAGTCTAGCGTGATGAATCAAATTAAAACCCAAGCTCAAGATACAATGGGATATGTTTATAACAAACTAACCAACCCGGTTCTTAGCAGTCAAGATATACAGTGTCTTGCTCGTAATATCTATTATGAAGCAGGCGGCGAACCCGAAGAAGGTAAGGTAGCCGTAGGGGTCGTTACTCTTAATCGTGCCAACACACCAAATTATCCTAGCACAGTTTGTGGTGTGGTTAAACAAAAAGATGTCGTCACAGTACCATCACGAGTAACCACTGTTAAAATGGTGAAGACTAATTGGATTGAACCAGCTAAACCTGTAGAAGAAGTACAGACTACCTGGGTGCAAAAAGCAGTATGTCAATTTTCATGGACCTGCATGAATGTTCCAAAAATTAAAGAAAATGACCCCCGTTGGCAGGAAAGTCAGCGCATAGCCTATGAACTAGCCGAAGGTGGATACGAAGACTATCGCGAAAAATATGCCAATGCCCTGCATTTTCATGCAAAACAAGTACATCCAGGTTGGAAACTCAAACGGGTAAACACGGTAGGTGGACATATCTTTTATGAATAACTGCTTGTTCCTAGCTAAATACACTATAAACAAGGAGTAGGATAATGTCCTCATCATTTCAACAAGATTTAGATCAATTACAACCAGGTTTCTACCGTGTTATTATCACTATGACTGATAATGGCAATTCAGGTGCTTTCCCAACAACTGATCAGGGTAATAAACAAGATGGTGGTTGCACACCAAATACTTGGGATTATTTTTCGGGTGCTAGTTTGCCAAGTACAGCCGCACTAGCACTAAGTCGTGCTCGTGGTAACCTACGTTTCAAACAGGTTATTAATCAACTTACTAGCCTAGCTGATTGCCAAATTTTGGATATTGCTATGACTGGCGAAACCAATGGTGATACACAGGCAACTGTTTGCAACTTTACAGTCAAGTATGATCGCGATGCGTTTCTTCCACTAACTGGTACCAAACAAGGTACAGCAACAGTTGGACAAGATGCCAACAGCCAAGATATGGATACCCCAGCCAAAGTTATCCGTAATGCTGTAGCCGCTGGCCTATACAATGGCACTACAGAATCAATGCGTGTATATGATCCAATATCGGGTACAGGCACACAGCAATCTGTTACAGCCAACGCCGCTACATCAAATTCTGCATTGGTAGCCCTAGTTGGTGTTACACAAATCAGCGGAACTACTTTAGTTTAGTAACCTTATTGGTTGACTAGACTAAATTAGTTAGTGTATAATTAACGGATGATACTAGCTTACCTCCTACTCCTTACAGGTTTAACAATTTCAGCGGTCGCAATTTACTACTCAGTAGTAGGTTTGACCGCTATTTTCTCTGCGGCGGCTATTCCAATTATCATCATGGGTACTACTTTGGAAATAGCCAAATTAGTATGTGCTAGTTGGTTAAAAGCCAACTGGGACCGTGTGCCGCGCATGATGAAAGCCTACATGTCAATTGCTGTGGTCGTTCTAATGCTAATCACATCGATGGGTATCTTTGGATTCCTATCAAAAGCACACAACGACCAAACACTAGTATCAGGCGATGTTGGCAGTAAGATTGCAATCTTTGATGAAAAGATTAAGATACAAAAAGACAATATTGATTCAGCACGTAAGGCACTGATACAAATGGATGCCGCAGTTGATCAAACTATGGCACGAAGCAATGACGAGAAGGGTGCTGACAAGGCAGCCAATCTACGCCGTAGTCAGGCCAAAGAACGTGCTAACTTACAATCAGACATTGCCAAGGCGCAAAAAGAAATTGTTGTACTAAACGATCAGGCTGCACCAATTCGAGCAGAAGTGCGTAAAGTAGAAGCCGAGGTTGGTCCAATCAAATATATTGCTGCCTTTATCTATGGTACAGCACCTGACGAGTCTATGCTAGAACGTGCAGTGACATGGATTATTATTCTCATCGTCACTGTATTTGACCCGTTGGCGGTAATCATGTTGCTGGGCGCACAGATGACATTTGGATGGAAAAAGGAAAATGCTGGATTAGAAGCATTTGCTGGCAATGCAGAAATTATCACAACAGATGATGATAATACAATTTCAACCTGGTTCGCTCATGCTAAAGAACAGGCACGTTTTTGGGACAAGCAACCAAAATATGAACAAGATGATGGTCCGTTGACCGATGAACAAATCGAACAGATTAAACAAACTGCCGGTAACGATTTACCTGTAGGTGAAATAATTACCAAAGATGAATTATTTCCAGAAAACGCACACACAGAAGAAGTAACAAGCGAAACACCGTTGACTGCACTAGGGGGTGATATAACAGCAACAGAGGAACCTGTAGAAGAAATATCTGCAGAGTCAGAGCTTGATAAGTGGAACAAAATGATCGAGGAAGCTGAACGTGAAGTTGCCAAGTCACAAGTAACCACTGTAGAAGAACGTATTGCAACTGGTGAATCATTCATCAACAGCAATGGTGAGGAAACTGCCTTAGAAGACGAATCAAAAAAAAAGACCTATATGATCAAGGACTCGACAGGCTCGATAGTAACCAAGAGCAGAGAATAGAATATGTGCAAAACAGTGAACAAGCAGAAAGTTCACTATGGTCACAGGTAAATTCGAGATTAGGAATACGTCCAGTAGATCAACTGTACAAAGAGTATTCAGATCACGAGTTTACAGATTTTGTAGTAAATAGTAGTACTGATCCGGATCTATATGCCTTTGTTGAAGAAACAAAGAAACATGGTCCTAGATTCAGCGATTATCCAGAAGAAAAAATAGCATACTTTGAAGAGCGTATACATGAACTTAGGAAAAATAACCTTAATAACTCCGCCGGATAAACTGTTCAATATGAACTTGAGTTATTTGTTAGTTAAGCCAAATAACTATGTCAAAGAACAGTTCCAAACTATTCTTAGTCAAAGCGTAGAGGATCTCAACGTCTTTATCTTTGACAACGATGACACTGATATTGGCTGGATGTTGAGTATTGCACAACAAGTTGACTGCGTTATTGTTGACGTTGATAATTGTGATCCGATTACCCAATCATTTGTTACGCTGATGTTGACCGCACCAAATGCACACTATATCACGAGTGACGAACAAACTCCATACAACTTGATAAGTAGAAATCGCATTTATGATTTAGAATGGATTGTTGAAAAGATCAAAGAACAGGAACAAGAAGAAGGTAACGACGATGATATACAAGAAGAGTAAGGGAACGGGTATCACGGTTAAAGAAGGTGAAAACATTAATGTTAGCCTTCGCCGTTTTAAACGCAAAATGGAAGAAGCTGGAACTTTGGACACATTGAGAGCCAAAGAGTTTTACGAAAAACCAACCACTGAACGCAAACGCAAAAAAGGCGCAGCCAAAGCACGTTGGAAAAAGAAACTGCGCGATCAGCAATTACCTAAAAAAATGTATTAAGATTTGGGACCTAGCCCCAACTCCCAGCCTATAGTAACATAATCAGCAACTAGTAACGGATCTATATATTTCCGTTCTTTAGTTGCTTTGTTATGAACCCATCGTTTACCCATATTAGCTAATTTAATCTTATTAGCTTTTTCGTCACTACACGGTGGCCTAATATTCCAAGTTGGATCTGATGATCTTGCTTTGCGTGTAGCCGATAATTTAGTACGAGTTGCTTCACTATGAGTTTTTCCAAACATTGGATTCTTATCACCTGTATTTCTTATCTTGGCGGCGGCTGATATCTTTGCCTTCCATTCTAGTGTAAAATCGTCTTTAGTCCGCCCGGTTTTTCTTCCTCTATTATAATGATTAGGGCCGGCTTCTGCTTTTAAGAATTTAGATCGTTGTGATCTTAGAGATTCATAAATTCTAGACGATATCTTATAATCCCGTTTATTTACTCCGGTGCTATCTTTCAAACACATTCTCCAAGCCGCGTGAGTCATTTTAATTTTGGCTTGCCCTTCAGTCATCCTGACTAATAATAAATGGCAAATAAAATGCTCCCTTGCTGTAAGTTTTACCAAATTATCTTTTAAATTGGGATTACCCTCAATCCATCCGCTCGTTATGTATTCTTTAAAAAATGATTTTGGAATTATATGATGTTTTTCTGTATAGGTAATCGTATTGAGATCTCTTGACTTTGCCCTATTAATTATGTTATAATAGTACTTAGAATATTTGTTTTGTATGAACATACTATTATTTATAAGAAAGAAAGAAATATGAACTCAGATTGTATGATTGATTTGGAAACTTTGGCAACATCAACCGATGCGGCGATTCTTACAATTGGGGCTGTTAAATTTGATCCGTTAGGCGATGATGCAAAAGAGCCTGCAATGGAATCATTCTACGTTAGAGTAGATCTTGACAGTTGCCATGAACTAGGCCTAGTGACCAACGATGACACAATCGCTTGGTGGGCAAATCAAAGCAAAGAAGCACAAGAAGAAGCATTTGGGGAAGACAATCGTATTCCCATTACAGAAGCAATGAATCAACTGTACAAATTTTGTTGGGGTGCTAAACGTGTTTGGTCAAATGGATCAGTTTTTGACATTATGATTTGCGAACACGTGTTTAAAAAAATTAACAAAGCAGTTCCATGGAAGTTCTGGGAAATACGTGATGTGCGTACTGCGTTTGATCTAGGTATTAATCCTAATCGTCCAACAGTCACAGCACACCACGCACTAGAAGATGCTTATAATCAAGCAGTCGGAATTCAAACTGTTTACAATGCCCTACGTAGTTCAACTATGTATGATGGCAAAATGATCACACCATTTTCAAATCAAAGGTAATATATGAATCCACAGCATAGTGAAGTATTAGACATTCTACAAGAAGAATGTGCAGAAGTAATACAAGCGGTTAGCAAGATACGCCGTTTTGGTATTGATAACTTCAAACCAGGTAAACCTAAAACTAATCGTGAACACCTAGAAGATGAAATCGGCGACGTTATGGCCATGATAGATATTCTATGTTCTACGGGTGTTGTTGATTTAGATAAACTACAAGCCGCAAAACAGGCTAAATTTCAAAGACTTAAACAGTGGTCAAATATCCAGAATCTGGAAAACATCTGAGATAAATAAATGTGTAGAGCGCCGTAAAGGGCCTACATATTTACTTGCTTAATTATAAGGAGAAAATTATGAGCAAAATCATCGGTATCGATTTAGGTACAACAAATAGCTGTGTGGCAATCCTGGAAAACGGCATTGCCAAAGTAATCGAAAACAGCGAAGGTGCTAGAACAACACCATCAATCATTGCATACACTGAAAACGAAATTCTCGTTGGTGCTACAGCAAAACGTCAAGCAGTTACAAACCCAAAAAATACAATTTACGCAAGCAAGCGTCTAATCGGACGTAAGTTCGACGAAAAAGAAGTACAAAAAGACATCGGCTTAATGCCTTACTCTATTGTCAAAGCTGACAACGGTGATGCATGGATCGAAGCAAATGGCGAAAAGTTAGCACCACAGCAGGTGTCAGCTGAAGTACTCAGAAAAATGAAGAAAACAGCAGAGGACTATCTAGGTGAAACAGTTACACAAGCAGTCATCACAGTACCAGCGTACTTCAATGATAGTCAGCGTCAAGCAACTAAAGATGCTGGCCAAATCGCCGGCTTGGAAGTACTCCGTATTATTAACGAACCTACTGCGGCAGCTCTTGCTTATGGCGTTGATAAAGCTGATAAGCGTGATCGCAAGATTGCTGTTTACGACCTTGGTGGCGGTACATTCGATATTTCGATCATCGAAATAGCCAACATCGATGGCGACAAGCAAATTGAAGTGTTGTCAACAAACGGCGATACATTCCTAGGTGGTGAAGACTTTGACCAAGTACTAATGGATTTCTTAGTTGATGAGTTTAAGAAAGAATCAGGTATTGACCTCAAGTCAGATGTACTAGCACTGCAACGCTTAAAAGATGCCGCTGAAAAAGCCAAGATCGAATTGTCATCAGCACAGTCTACCACAGTTAACCTACCATATGTAACAGCAGATGCAAGTGGTCCTAAACATTTAAACGTGACTATTAGCCGTAGCAAGTTTGAACAAATGGTTGAGAAACTAATACAACGCTCAATTGAGCCTTGCAAAATTGCCATGACAGACGCTAAAGTCTCAGCTAGCGACATCGACGAAGTTATTCTAGTTGGTGGACAAACACGTATGCCTAAAGTACAAGAAGCAGTTGAAAAATTGTTTGGCAAGACTCCACGTAAAGATGTTAACCCAGACGAAGCAGTGGCCGCAGGCGCCGCAGTACAAGGTGCTGTTCTAGCTGGCGATAAGACAGACGTTCTATTGTTAGACGTTACTCCATTGACATTGGGTATTGAAACAATGGGCGGGGTGTTTACCAAATTGATTCAAAAAAACACAACAATTCCAACTAAACATTCACAAGTTTTCTCAACAGCAGAAGACAATCAACCAGCTGTAACTATCAAAGTTGCACAAGGTGAACGTGAGTTGTTTAAGTACAACAAACTACTAGGTGAGTTTAATTTGGAAGGTATTGCTCCAGCTATGCGTGGCCTACCACAAATTGAAGTTACCTTAGATATAGATGCAAACGGTATTCTTAACGTAAGCGCCAAAGATAAAAACACTGGCAAAGAAAATAAGATTACCATCAAGTCTGATTCAGGATTGAGTAAAGAGGATATTGATCGCATGATCAAAGAAGCCGAAGCCAATGCTGAAGATGACAAGAAAGCAGCAGAATTGATCACTGCACGTAATCAAGCTGAAGGTACTGCACACAGTATCAAGAAAGACTATGACACGTACAAAGATCAATTAACTGAAGAAGAGCGCACAGCATTTGACACCGCAGTTACAGCATTAGAAGATGCTTGCAAAGGTGACGATACTGAAGCAATCAAAGAATCAGTACAAAAGTTCTACGAATCAGCAGGTCCTGTAATGGCTAAGAAACAAGCAGCCGAAAGCACTACTAATGATACATCAGCAACTCAACCAGCTGGTGAACAAACAGTAGATGCTAGCTTTACAGAAGTTGACGATTCAAAGAAAGAGTAGTATAATAAACAAGTAGGGTGCCTCAGGGGCCCTACTGAGTTCTTGCTTAATAAAGGAGACCAAAAATGGCAACAATGCAATTAAGAACTATAGATCCGCAAGCTCTAGCGGCAATGAGTAGAGCACTAGTAGGGTTTGATCATATTTTCAATACCCCATTAAACAACAGTAACTATCCTCCACATAACATCGTGAAGTATAGTGATAGCAAATATGCTATTGAAGTAGCAGTAGCAGGATTTAGCAAAAGTGAAATTACTGTGGAAGTAGACCAAGATCAGTTAGTAGTACGTGGAACACAAACTGCTATTGATGATGAAGGCAAAGAATATTTGCATCGTGGTCTAGCTAGCCGTAATTTTGAACAAGCATACACACTTGCTGAATACATGGAAGTAAAAGATGCGGAAGTCGCAGACGGTATGTTGATTATCAACATTGAACGTATTGTACCAGAAGCACTGCAACCGCGTCAAATTAAGATTAAATAATCAATCGGGGGAGGAAACTCCCCCACTTTAAAGAAAGAAGAAAATGGCAAGTACAGACATCCAATTAGACGAAAAGATTAAAATCCGTGCAACAGAACCACGCCGTTGGAAAGTGATCTTACTCAACGACGACACAACTCCTATGGAATTTGTCATCGCCCTACTAATGGAAATATTTAGGCATACAGTAGAATCAGCTAACGATATCATGCTACAAGTACACGAAACTGGTAGTGGTGTTGCTGGAGTTTACAGTTTTGAAATTGCCGAAGCCAAAGCTGTTGAAGCTACGAATCTAGCACGTACTAATGGTCATGCACTACAAATTAAATTGGAAGAAGAATGAGTTTAAAAGATCTTACACACGAAGCGCACCGAGAGGCAGAAACTAAACCATTTGTAAAGATATTGTTTTCAGGGAAGATTGATCCTAAATTATACGCACAATATCTTAAAAATCAACATCCATGCTACGAAATTTTAGAAATCTGTGCAATGATGCATCCGGGGCTAATGAGCGGAACAGCCGATGCTCGTCGCGCACCTGCAATTAATTCAGATTTTGAAGAATTATGGGATAAAGAAACAGATGGAAAACCAACTATTCTTCCGGTAGTAAAACGTTATATTGATTACATCATGTCTATTAAAGAAGATCCTAAAAAACTACTAGCACACATCTATGTACGTCATTTTGGTGACATGGCTGGTGGACAAATGATTGCTAAACGTGTTCCAGGCTCTGGACATATGTATCAATTTGCAGATGCTGATACACTAAAAGCTAGCATTCGCGAAAAACTTAGCGATGATATGGCCGATGAAGCTAAAGTATGCTTTAAATTTGCAGGTGAATTATTTGAAGAAATGATGACCTTAGTGCCAAATGAGTAATTTGTTTGAACAAACAATTGCGGCTGCAGAACAAATAGAACAACGATTTAGAAATACAGGTGAATGTACAGAAGTTGGGACTACTGATTTTGGTTTAAATGACCGAGTCTTTAGTTCTACTATGTACCGCAGGGCTCATCTTTGTACAGTAGATGCTAGAGCTACTAAAAAACTTTATTTGCTACATTGTACAATAATGCCAAATACCAATGACCCGAGTCCTATCTACGGATTTGACATTGTCTGCGGTCCAACAAAGGTAAGCGGTGCTTTCCATGATTTTAGTGCCGCTGGTGAATCTAATCACCGTATGTTAGCCTGGTTTGCTGATCGTACTCGCAGCTTATCCTGGAATAAACCAAGAGTACTTCCAGATTGGGCTATGGAGATATTTAGTAGTAGTTTTGTAGCTATCGGTGCAGTAGGCGTTGAGGAACTAGATGCGTTTATAAACCTAGGGCTAGCCAGTTTAGATTATTACTTAGAAAATATTGGACAATCGACTGATAACAACTATATTACAGAACAAAATCGCTACTGTAAATATCAAAAAATGAACCCACGTACTCCGGCTAGTTTACAGCATTTGGGGTTTTCAGAACAACAAGCCACGGACTTTGTAGCTAACAGCCTGTTCCCCGAAATAGTATAAATATTGTACTATGCGTATATTAGACATTATTACAGAATCACCAGTTGATGAAGTTCTACCTGAGTTACAAAAACTTGGTTATAATGCCTCTAAAGTACGTAGTGTTGCTAAAGTTCTAGTTCCAAGAAAAGATCGCCTAGCAACTGCACAAAAAATTGCACAGGAGCTGCCTGGGGCAACAGTTTCCCCCGATGGTAAGGTAGTACAATACAAAGGTGCTACAATCGCAGTTAAACCCGAAGAAGCACAGCACGGCGGCACAGCTAAAGAAACAATACAACGTGGTACAATTGACGGTGCTATAAAAGAGGCAATGGGCATTAACAGCTATATTATGCTACAAGTTGGAAAACGAGTAGTACAAGCCGCTGGCGCAGTTAAACCGCATGGCAATCCAAAAGCTGATGTAGAAATACTA